GATATAGATGGGTTGACTCGCTGCGGGAACCCAATAGCTTTCCAATAGAGTGCCGGTGCTGGTAATATCCGAAGATGCCTCATTGCGTACAACGACAGTAGCAACCGCAGTGCTTGCGCGATTCATATTATACGCTGTTTTGGCTGCCATCGTGCTCGCCGCAGTTGGCCCGGTATAGAAACCCAGTGTCACAGTTGCCGAAGAACCTAGACCCATTTTGAGATATGGCGTAACCGTCGTGTTTGGAGTAGTAACGGTAATGTAAAAAGTGGATGTGGCTGCAACAGTAGTGCTCCAGCCTATATTAAAGACCTTGCCATCATAAATAGCCTGATCTGTTCTATCGATTGTTTTAATACAATCGGTTTCATTCGCAATCTTTGCGGCTATATCATACATGTATTAACCTCACTGTTTAAAGTGTTGCAACCAGAATTTACAATCTTCTATCGCTCCTAGATGCTGTTGAATAGCCGCCTGTACTTGATTGGCTTGCATCTGGTATGTGTTTAATTGCTGATTCAGAAAGTTAAGTCTGTCCTCTATTTTTGCTATCATGAGTGCTTGTTCTTCTTCATCTCGACCGTAGATGAAATTTGTTTTGATTAAATCTGATACCGGGGGAACATAGATTTTAATACCCATGCCCTTTGCCAAACCGAGGTAGTATTCACATGATGGTTTCTGCGTTCCGTACTCAGAGTTGTGTGAAGCAAAACCCTCGGCGATAAACGTTCCGGTAGTGGTTTTCAGTGCTATTACATCCCGCTCGCCAAGAAACTCTTTTTTTACAAGAGCAACTTTGCTTCCGGTCAACCTCCCCAAAAGGTCTATGTCGAATTTTTCAAGCAACCGTTTCGGACGCATCGAACCGAGAAACCTTACGACATCCTTGCGCGTCGTAAGTTGCAACTTGTTGCATCCTGTGATGTCTCGCTTGCCGCTGAAGTGGAACCCTAACTTGTCGCAATATTCTAGGAACGCGGAAAGCATTTTATTGTCTTTTTGCGCAAACCCTATGCTACACGAGTTGTAGTTTCCACTCGGATGCTTCTTGCCGCGCTGGTTGAGATTGCCTTCGCCATCAACGCTGGCAGATAAATAACCTGCCTCATATCCGCGCTCAGTATCCCATCTTTCCAATGGCTTAACCACATGGCTGCATCTACCGTCAACATAATCGCCCTTCGCGATTAACTTCTCTGTTTCAAGCCAATAAAGCTTTTCGCATCCCACCAGCCACCTGTGTTTTGCGGAACATATTATTTCTGTCCCATCCTCAAAGGTTAATTTATAGCATGGTTCTTTTAGCCGAGTGGCCATCTCAACTTTCGCGCTACGAAATTTTCTTTCATTGTTTTTGTCTGCATGATATTCGTCAAACGCGACAACCTCATCCTCAACGCTTATGTCGCCTGCCATTTTATACGTCAGGTCTTTCATGAGAACCATAGTTTCGGGCGCGACACAGTGGTGAGACATATTAACGCCATATATATGTATCTCTTTGTAACCTTCATCAATAGCCATTGCCATCATCTCACTAATGGAATTGGTGAAGTTCACCTCTGCCCTGTCGTCAAATATTTTGAACTTGGCGATTAAATCATCATATGGAAATGCTATAGAATTAGGAACATCGGCAAATACCTTTTGCATGTAAACAGGTACATTAGGATGATTCTGCCATGCAAGAGCCGATTGGTATTTACGCCATTCATCTTCTTTGTGAATCTCAAAAATCCTGTCAACTCTCGGCAACGGATCGCCGAGACAGGCGTGGGCAATCGCCCAAATATCAAATGATAAATCATTGAAGGGAGCCGAGAGCTTGTGAGGCACAGTCCCTAAAATCGCTACCTTAGTTCTCTTCACTTCTGAAATCTGTTCTTCCATAAACTTTTTGCTCCTAGCTCCCTTCATGATTATTTAGTTAGTTGAACCCATTGCGACAACGGAAATATACATGCGCGTCGAAATAGTGCTGTTCATCACATATATTTTCCCGTCTGAGGATTTTACTCTAGCGGATTCAAAAGGCCCGACACACGCAAAGGTGCCTGTGGTTGATTCCACATATGAAGAAAACGTAGTGGAAATACCCACAGCAGCCAAGCATGTGATAGGCGCAGTTGCAGTGCTATAAACCCCAAGCGCCGTAGATGGTGCTTGCCCACGAGACCCGGCCCACGTCTTAGCACCAGGCTCTATGAAGATTGTGCCGTCAGTGCAAGACGAAGCGTTGATCACGAAGATCATCACCTGACTTGCATCGCCAACGTCAAAGTACAAACCCGAGCTAGTCACCTGTAACATGGGGAGAGCGGTATAAGAATTATACCCGCCCCATGTGCTAGGGGTAACCTGTGCAGATAAACTAGTAGAACCCATTTATATAAACCTCCTGATTTTCTTTAAGCGGTGTGAACGCCCTTAATGAGAGCATTCGGACGCACAATCTTCATGCCGTAGACAAATAGACCGCGTACTATATCCGCGAACGAGTTAGGATCGCGCATAGCCTCAGTCTTGACGAGCTGACTGGCGAACGTGACTGCATCTCTATGGCCATACAGAACATGCCACTGCGAAGAAATCACTCCATAGACATTGTTGCTGACATAGATGTCCATGTCGTAGAATCGACCGACAGCACGCGGGCCACCATCCAGGAACTGGCTGTTTGCGGTATCCTGCACGATCCGAGCAATCACCATCTGGTGATGGATCGCCGGAGGAACGACAACAAACCTTCCGTCAGACGGTACGTTGTTCTGATCCATGATACGCGATGCCCATCCGAGAGCGGTGATAACAAGCGTCGAAGTCACGGACAGTGCCGTCACTGTAGAACCAAGCTCCGTAGAGTTGGCCCCCGCGAAGAACCCGCCAGACGACAAGGTCGTCGCTATATAGCTATCGGTGTCATCACTGAGAGCATACGCGGATTTAGAGACAGCCTTCGCCATGAGCTTCGGGTTAGTCTGCGCGTTGTCAACGTCATCGAGCTTGAACGCAAAGTACTTCGCCCTATCTATGGTGAGAGTCTGCTGTGCGTCAGTCAGCTCCTGCACGCTAATTGCAGTAGTTGAGTTTTTAACATATGTGGAAATTGCGATATCACCAAGCTCATTGATACGCACGGTATCGCCGAAGTTAGTGATTTCGCCCTGATAATCTGTATTCAAAAGAGAGCGATACAGATTCTTTTTCTCGTAAGCATCAAGAATGTTCGCACTCCATATTTCAGGTACAAAATTGTTGACAGACATATTTTATTTTGTCCTCCCTATTTCTTCTTCATTGCATCTAAATCAACTCCGGGTATCCTGATCCTTCCTTCTTTCGTGGCGGCTGCTATTTCATCCGGTTTAATGCCAACGAGTGATTCCCTCGTTGTATATATGGGTTTGCCGCCTACCTTATCTTGTTTCCCACCAGGTGCTCCCGGTGCTACTTTAAGCCGCTTGTCAACCTCCGCAAGAATTGAGGATTCAAGAAGCGATTTAATCGAATCAAGTCTTACTTCAACGTCTGCTTCGTCTGGTATGTTAAGGTGATCGGAGAGTTCTACGGGCAAGCCCCTCGCCGATAATTCCTTTAATATCTTGTTGGTTGTTTTTTCGCGCTTGCTTTCGTTCTGCATTTTGTCAAGCGCAGCTTTTACTTCCCTGAGTTCCTTTTGCTCTTTGGTTTCCTCGGGAAAGCGTTTGTGTATTTCTTCCTCAAGCATCTTTGGCAGATTGTTCTCTTGCCATGTCTTGAGGCTTTTTGAGAAGTGACTGTCCTTCTCCGAATTGAGTTTACTTATATAGTCAGTTGACTTGAGATATGCGGAGACTATTTCCTTCTCTTTCTCTGCTGGTATCCTAGTAATCTCAGAAAGATATTCTTTAACATCTTCTTTATCCTTGTTGGTTTCAATATACTGTTTTATTTCCTGTATGTCCACTTCGATCTCCTTGACGTTCTATGCCGTCGAGTCTATACTTTAGGCCAGCCGTTTTCTTCCGACCAGCCATGAGCTTTTGCCCAATCGTAATACGTTTCATATTTTACGATTTCACTTCCCTCTCTTCGATACTCTGGAGGAAAATCCTTCACCTGTGTTCGTATGGTACATCTGCAATTGATGTCCATTTTTGCACTTCCCCACCCGCTAGGCCCACGCGCTTTTAAATCACCAGAATGAAAATATCCTTCCTTGTCCGCCTTCTGTCCATCTAGCGCAGCATGTCGAGGTCTGGTTTTAGAGTCTAGTGTTGCATCCCATATGCGGTCTATTTCTATTCCTTGTTCTTCGGCATAATCCATGCTCTGCGCTTCTCCAGCTCCTGCATTTCTTGAAGCCTCTGTGCGTACGATACGCAAAGCATCACTAGCTGATATTTCAAACGATTCCCTGATACTTCTCGCCATGTCTCCATAGCTCTTGCCTTGTATGAGTCCCTGCGTGATTGTCTGTCGTTGCCTGATAAGTAATTCATAACGTGTTTTAGTGAGTCGTTCGGAGAGTGGCAGACCGGACACAGGCTCTTGCACCGATTGATAGACGGTATTCGGATTAAGTATTCCCCATGATATATTCAGGCCATTGTTTGATGTTATATTGTAGCCGAGTCGATAATACCCTTCATGATAGACATCGCTCGCAAGCTGAGTAATTGCCGGTGCAACCTTCGCGCCGAGCGATAAGAGAATCTTTTCAATCGTAGCGTTTAAAGAAGTGAGACGCCCATATTGTGACATCTGCGCATAAGTCAATTCTCCATTCACTTCGTACTGCGCGTATATGCGCGAGAGTTCTGCCTGTATCTCTCGCAAGGATTGTTTGTACTCAGCTATGAGCTTTTTGTTTACCCTATGCTCAAGGGTATTAACTGTCGGTACTGATTTAATGCTTGGTTGCCTCGTTCTGTTTTTCTGGTTGTGGAGCATTCATTCTAGCGGTGTTCGGTATAATGCTCAGTAGCGACAATGCCGCAGTAGTCGGTAAGAACGCAATCACAAGAAACATCACCGAATAGAAAGCCATCAATACCACATAGGCAATCACGATTGACAAGAGATGAAGGCGCAGCACGAAGAAATCTTTTATGGCTCGCATATGCGCCTCCAGTTTCCGTTAACATCCTGCTCTACTATTTCTTTGTTGGCATGTTCATTGACTATGCAATCAAAATGCGCTTCAGGAATGCCGATCGTTTTACAGAAATCAGTTTTAGCCATCGGATCGCAAACATAGTCTTTTTCGCGTATCATCGATGCCGCCTGTTCTTTCATGATAGTTCCCTCTCGCACAAACCTACAGGCTATATCCGATACACGCTGGAAACCGAATTTCACGTACTTCGTCCAGAGTTGAATGAGATAGGCGATTGAGTCGATTTGAGTATTCTGTTCTATGCTACCCTGTCTAGGCCACTCTCCGAAATCGTCAAGACCCCTGAACCCTATCTCCCTGGCGCACTCAAGAGAATCTTTTATTGAATAAGGATATATCGCACCCATGAAAATAATCTTCGTCTCATCATCGCTCGCTGGATGGAATATGTCCAGCTCTTCAGAAGAACCATATTCAAACGCCGAGTTTTCGCCGAAGAACACAAGCGTGATTCCGAAGTTCTTAGCTATCTGCACAGGTACAGAATAAATCTTTTCCTCAATCCACTTGAGCGGGTGAAGTTCATTTTCAAAGTCCTTCAGCGTCTCGTTTCTAAATGTGCGAGGCTTGCACCTGAAAGTGATATGGTCAAGATCATAACGCATTAAAAGATTATTGATATTATGCTGTCCGGCTTTTGTATGTGTGAATTCATCTGTCACACTCACGAGCAAAGGATTTTTCACACCATGATTTTCAATCAAGCGGCGCACTATCATGTGAGAATCCTTACCGCCTGAGACTGCAATCACGCAATCGTATTGCTCTCCCATGTTGTCTGCGATGTACTGCGTCAGCCACTCTTGACGGCTTTTGAAGTCGATCTCCTTCTTCTTCTCATGATTGATACATGCGAGGCATACGCCATCAACTGCTTTGAGTCCTGGGCGAGTCCCAAGAATGAACCCACATTTCCGACAAAACTCCATTGTTACTCCTCTGTATTAAACTCGGGCATGTTGCACAAACAATTGACCAGACTGGTTTCATGTGTGTGATATTGCAATTATGCCCTATTGATGCGCATAAACAGAAATCACCTATCATCATTTTCTGAGAAGGAACCATGTAATATCATCTAAAGGATGTTCGTCACGGTGATAGACAAAGCCGTATTTCACAAGTTCTAAGTCTGAAAACATATCAAGCATCTCTCCCGCAAAGTCACGCTTCCAGAGCAATCCGTCATAGCCGCGATAGGTGATCTCTACTGGTTTCGGATTATAGTATTCACAAAGTAATATATAGTGATTCGATCCATTATAGATTTCCCTATACATGGTCGGTAAATCATCAGGTGGTACATGTATCAAGAAACCCTTAGTCAAGGCTAACTCTCGCTTGCGCATTATCAATGCTGTCTTGCTGCAATAGAGAGCCGATGTTTCCAACACAGTGATATAAGGCTTCTCGCGCATCGCCTTACATGCCACAGCGTTAATCTCTACTCCGGTAAGATTGCATTGAGGCATGAGCTTATGTAGTGCCTCAAGATTCATCCCGGAACCGGCTCCGTATTCAATCACCGATTCAAGTTTATAATCTCCAAACACTTGACGAAACAAATGCATGTTCGATGCTACTGTATCTATCTGGCGTTCTGTATACTCGTCGCCAAATTCACCAGACCAAACCGGAGATAGTTCTAAATTATTCGCTTTCTGGTTCATGACTGTGTAAATTTATCCTTGCCGCCAATTCTGTCATCCATTCATTGTACTCGCCGGAAAGACTTCTCTCCAAGAGGAACAGTTTATATCCATTGATTTCCCAATAGAGCATATCTAAGAGCTGTTTGATTTCTTCGTTCATATATCGCAGTTCCTAGATATATAGTCCTTCTCGGCCCTCGCCCAATCTTCAGGAGTGTCTATGTCGATAGCATCTAATTCTATGCCCAACTTCTTAGGCATGAATATCTTGCGGTAAGCGCGGAATGAATCTGTCTTAATCCAGTATATCTGCCCTATGTCATGATACCATTGCGGCAAGTCCTGAGTGCGAGTGAACTGATGCGAAGGATCGTTCATCACAAGCCACTTGTCGAAAGTCCTGAATGCTCTCTCTATCGGGTGAGTGTACTTCTTTACGGCAAATACACAATCTGCGGCTGATTCATCGAACACCTTTTTGAATCGTATAATCACATCAGGATCTACAGTAACAGCAGTAGGATAGATGACGCATATATTTTCATAGTTCTTTTTGAGGTTCTTCAAAACGTCCATCACTACATCGGCAAGAGTCGCATAATCGTTTGACGCCTCTGGTGAGCGCATGAACGGCACGTAGTCAGGGAACATGTTCCTAATCTCTTGGTTGTCTGTTGAGATTATCTTCTCGTCGAATAGATCACAAGCACAAGCAGCAACTAGAGCATACTTGATTATAGGCTGTCCGCAAAAGAGCTTGACGTTCTTTCTCGGTATGCGCTTACTTCCTCCGCGTGCTGGTATGATGCAGAGATTCAAAGTATCTCCTTTAACTGTTCAGGCGTTCTCGCAAAGTCTCCCGCATCAAGTCCTGTAGAGTCATCTAGTTTATAATGACATTCGTAGATATAAGGTTTATATTTATGATATAGTTCAAAGTTTGTTGTGTGATCTGAGATTCCGCCCTCTATCCATTCTTTACATGCGTTTGTTTCATAGTCACTAACCGAAGCAGGATACTTTGAAATACAAACGATGTAATAAGAATTGCAGATCATGAGTCGATCTTGATTAGGATCAAAACTAGCGACTAACTGCTTGCCGCGTGGTATATGAACATTAAGCAATCGTGACTTATCGCAATTAGCCAGTTTCACAAACGGGACATCATATGTCAGTAGATAGTCAAGGCTTGCTTTGTCAAACACACTCGCAGTCGTTTTGAATCCTTGTGCCTGTGCGTACTGATAAGCAAATTGAAAACAGTAATGGCTGAGCGGGACATTCTCTCCTGCTTCTTTAAACAACTGCCACTTGATGATAATATCTCGTCTCGGTGTAACATCTGCAAGCGCATCTATCATACGGCGTATATATGCCGTATCGTTCTTGCAAGTGTTACCACTGCCGAAATCTAGGATTATCATAAATTCCTAAATATCCATGCGACATAGATAAATAATAATACCAATGCAATCAACGGAGAAAAAGCGAATAACAATGCTAGATGCTCACTGCTCATTCCGGCCTCATGAAGTTGAAATAGAGAGAATCATAATACTTGCCATTCCAGTATTTACGTTGTGGAAGCGTTGTGTCATAGGCTTGGTATTCTCGTATCATCTCTTCCCAAAATGCCATATATGGAGAACATGCATAGCACTCACCGTAGATATTATGCAGATTCAACCGTCCGAATCCATGCGCAAGAATCATTGATACGGCCTTTGCGCCAATCTTTTGTCTGCGCTTGAGCGGATCAATGATTATACTAATCTCCGCATGTGAGTTCTCCCATGATATATTTACAAGCCCACCCATGCCCACGAAATCTAATCCTTCATGTATCCCCAAATAACGGCACTTACTATGCTGTGCACATACAAGATCAGCATAGAAATCCTCTTGTTCTTCTTGTGTCAACATGCGAGAAGTACGCAAGAATGATATATCCTCGTTACGCCATAAGCGCACTTGC